CTGTTACATTTCTAAGCTGCCTGTGCGGCAGTAATACTACAGATTAAAACGGAATATCCGCGTCGTGTTGTTCAGCTACAGGCGCGGCTGCTACTGGTGCATTGCTTGAACGTGGTGACACTTTACTAATCCAATTGCCTGTTTTGCCGTTAAAATCCCACACCATGACTTTAATCAGCATAGGCTTGTTTAATAATGCAAACATTGCGCCGTCTGTTGGACGTTCGCCACTTGCAACCAACTTGCCGCCCGTTGCGTTTTGGTCAATCGCTGCAAACATTTTGATTGCGTTATCAAGTTTTTTCGTGTCAGTTTCCATCAATTGAATTTTCTGAAAAACAACGCGATTAGCGTATTGACTTGGTTTTGTGATTTGCCATTTTGCGTTAATGTAGTTTTTACCTTCAAACGATGCCCAACCGCATTCAACAATTATTGCTTCGCAGGTCGTGTTGTCAGGAATAACCATGTTACCGCCTAATTCTACTTCACCTGTGCTTTTTACTTCTTCGCCGCTACTTAATTTAAAGAAACTCATTTTACTCTCCGATGTTGTTTAAAAATTGTGATAAAGGATTAATGCCGAATTGCACGGCTAAATCGTCCGCGATGCCCATGCGGTTTTTGCTGATACTCGATGCTGCGCTGGTGCATTGCAAAATACGTTCACCGCTGGAACGTGCTTTTGCTTTTTTGTTGTCGTCTGTCATGACAAACGTTTCAAGACGTAAGAATCCAACCAAGTCAACATCATCAACGTAATGCGATACGCCTTGTTTGTTCATTTTCAATCCAAAACGGTTATGTGATGGCGCGTCTGGTAAATCAATGGTCTCAATGTCAGCATGACCAATAAACACGATGTTCATGTTTTTACGTTCCGCCAACATTCCACACCCATTGCGAATGCGTTGGTGATAACTTGAAAGTATTTGATAACCCGCGCCATAACCGCCACCCGCTTTAGCGAGTGCTTTATTATCAAATGTGTTTGAGCCGCTTTTACTGCTACCTTGTACGATTTCTTCAATAAAAATGCGTTCAGCTTTCGTGATACTGTCAATAACAACAGTTTTATAGTCGTGCTGTTCGTTTAACAATGCAAGCAACTGCGTTGCAGCATCATTAAATGAATGTGCCACTGGAAAAGCGTCAGGGCGGTTTTCATTTGGGATTGATTGCATACCGTCTTCAAACCGAATAAAAATCGGTTTTGGAAATGTCGCTGCGAGGTTGGTTTTACCGATACCTGCACCGCCATAAATAGTGAAAAACTTGAAGCGGTCAACTGGTTTTGAAATTGTGTTTAACATTTTTTAAATCCTCTATTGAGTTAATGTTTTTGCAGCTCCTTGGCTACGGTTAAAAATTATAGCGATATTTTTTCAAAAGTACACAATTATTTTCTGTTTTAGAAAAATAATTTTTTATTCTAGCGAAAATACTATATTATGAATTTACCAATTAACCAAGAGGACTTAAAAATGATGACATTAGAGCAAGTGCAGGAACGATTAAAACCAATGAATTTACGGGTTGTAAGCAGCGTCACGGGCATTAAATACGGCTTGTTGTGGAAAACAGTAAATCAAAAAATGCGCGTGAATTATGACGTAGTAAAACGTTTATCGGATTATTTGGAGGCGTTATGATTGCAGCAGGTCTTTACGATGCAATGCTTGACGCGGGTTTTAATCCGCCAGATTCAACAAGTGGTGATATAACACGGTTTAGCACAAATAACAAAACACACAACAAAGATGGTTGGTTAGTTGTTTTTGATGAAAGCGGCGCGTGTTTCGGGTGTTGGCGCGAAGGAACGCGCTTTACATGGAGTGATAAATCAAAGTTTGAGATAATGAGCGAACAAGAACGCGATGCTTTCGAGTTCAAACGCCGAATGGCAATGCAACAGGCAGAATTTGAGCGTGAACAACGTCAAAACTTTGCATCTAGTGAATCACTAGAAGAATGGCAAAACGCGCCTGTGTGTGAAAGTCACGCTTATTTAGAGCGTAAATCTGTTGCCGCGTGTGAAAATTTACGGATTTCAGTAGACGGTCGGTTGATTGTTCCAGTTTTTGAATCGAGTGAAAAAATACAATCGCTGCAATACATCGACATCGAAGGCAAAAAACAGTTTAAGACTGATGGAAAAATGAAAGGTGGTTTTTTTGTTGTCGGTGAATTGGCTGGTGAATGTTATTTGTGCGAAGGGTTGGCAACTGCTTTAACAATCCACGATGCAACGGGTAAATGCGTTATTGTGGCATTCAGTGCATCAAACATGCCTGTTGTTTATGAGAAGCTGAAAGCAGGGCGCGTTATCACAGTTTGCGCTGATAACGATAAGCACGGCGTGGGCTTGAAATACGCTAACGAATGCAAAGGTGCAAAGGTTGTTTATCCGCCCGCTGTTGGACATGATTTTAACGACTTGGGCATTGATGCAACGCGCGAACTGTTGGGTGTTAAGAATGAGTCGCTGTTTATGTCGGTATCGGAATTAATGGCGGGCGATTACAAAACGAATTGGCTAATCAAAAACTACGTTGAACGTGGCGCAATCGGCATGGTTCACGGCGAAAGCGGTGGTGGCAAGTCATTATTTACGCTTGACTGGTCTTATTGTGTTGCTACGGGTAGGAATTGGCACGGGTTCAAAGTAAGAAATCCAGCAAAAGTAATGTACGTTGCAGGGGAGGGTTCACGCGGCTTTAAAATGCGACTGACTGCATTGAACCAAAAGTATGGTAGTGAAATCAAAGACAATCTTTGTTTTAGTCGTCAATCATTCAATTTTTTGGATGGAAAAACAGCACAAACCATCATTGATGAAGTTGAAAAAACTGGATTTGCACCTGAATTGATTTTTATTGATACGTTGCATCGCAATATGATTGGCGATGAAAATAAGGCGGAAGACATGGGACAATTCGTTGCAACCATTGAAACACTTGTCAAAAAATACAACTGCACTGTAGTTATCGTTCACCACAGCGGCATTGCTGATAAAAACCGCGCCCGTGGTAGCAGTGCAACGTTTGCCGCAATGGATTTTGTATTCAGCGTTGTTAAAAACAATGACCATGAATCGTCTTTGATTTGCCAAAAAATGAAAGATTCTGATAAACCGCAACCATTGAAGTTTTTATTGCATAAAATCGAATTGCAGGGCGATGAATGGCGTGATGATGACGATAACACGCAACAGACAGGCGTTTATTTCCAATACGGCGGTATTGATACTGAAAAAGAGCAAAAGCTATCTAAAGCACATCAAACCGCACTCGACGCATTAAAAAAATCCATTGAAGAAGTTGGTAAGGTTAATAAGTCAGAATGTCTTGTTGTAGGGCTTGGAGAAGTCAAAGTTGTTCACAAAGAAACGTACAGAAAATACTTCAATGATGCGTCAAAAGGGACAAATAAAGCGCGTGATTATACTGACGCGATAAAATCACTCAAAAACCGACAATACATCGACGATGACGGTGATTTTTTGTGGGTAATTGAAGAGTAAAAAATACTAAGCCGTTGATAAAACGGCTTTTTATTACCTTAATAACCTTACTTTTTTTAATGGATACATAAATACAATACATACATTTTGTATAAATGTATCAATGACGATTCAGTACATACAATACATTTTTCTTTAGAAAATGTATTGTGTGTATCGTGTGTATTTTATAGTCGTATTTGTGATATAATTTTTCCATGGATTTTTAAAACTGACTTCGACCAGAGTTATAAGTTTTAAAAATCTAATTTTTAACCCGTTTAATTATTCCGTCTGGTCGCGGTTTAGTTACACGGGTTTTTTATTGGATTGAATTATGCACAAATGCCCGATATGTAATCAGCATCGTTCTAGCAAGCTACACACGAACGAATGCAGTAAGAAAGCACAAATAGAATTAGCGGATTTTAGCGAAAAACAAAAACCGCAAACCGTCTTAAAACCCGACTTTGTCAATTTTAAAAAGTCACGTCGTAGGATGCACTAAATGAAAATCCCAAATCAAATTCCAGTCTACGGAAAAGCCGATAAAACAGACGCGGCTAGTGAATCGCAACACGCAATGACTTTCTTTGCTAAGTTACGCCGCGAATATCCAGCTTATGGCGCGATAGCTACGCATATACGCAACGAAGGCAAGCGTTCAATGCAACAAGTACAAAAACAGAAAGCTGAAGGGCTAACGACTGGAACGGCGGATATTATCATTCCAGCCAACCCGCCTTTTGTTTGCGAGCTGAAATCACGTTCGCCACGCGCCACCATTTCAAATGAACAAATCGATTATCTTTTGCAGGCGCAAAAGATG